TGATTGTGCTAAAGCTCCTGAAATTTCAAAAATTTCAACTTGTGATAATGGAGAATTATCTGATATCTTTCTTAAATTAGAATAGTATTTCTTAGCCTCATCTCCTAGCATTTTTCTTAAATCTGCTTGTGACTCTTCTACATCCATGTATATTTTTACTGGCAATCCTACAACTGCACTAAGTCTTGTACCAAGCGATAATCTTTTATCAGCAAAGTTAGAAATATTTCCTGCTACATTATCTACGCCATCATAAAAATTATTTATTTTTTTTCTTACAGTCTGAAATTTTATTTTTCTATTTAGTGCATCTATATGTTTTGAATATTTTTTTATTGAGTAACCCTCTTTTTCTATTTCACTTCTAGCCGCCTTAAAAACATTTTTTTGATATTCTTTTTTCTTATTTAATTTATCAATTAATGACATTTGCTCTCTTATTTTCTTTGATAATCCAGCATTACTTTTACCTGTTTTTTCATGTGCCTTTTTTAGTTCATTTAATTTAGTTACAGCTCTTACATATTCATTTGATAAATTTTTGTAACCTTGCAGAGAATTTTTAACATTTTTTAGCTTTTCTTGTGAATCACTTAATTTTTTTAAATTATTATCTAACGCTTCTGCTTTTACAGTCAATTCTTTAAAAGCATTACCTGTTTTAGCTAATGATGTTAAAGCTCCTGCAGCTGCAACTCCAAGCACTAAATTAAATTCCATATTTTTAACCACTTATATCCTCCTTTCTTGAAAATTTGTAATTTAAATGATATAATTAATCAAAAGGAGATGATTACATGAAAATTAGTACATCTACAAAAAAATTAATAATTAAAATACTTAAAAAAATCATAATTGAAACATTAAAAACCATATTAATATTATTTCTTATTTCAGCAACTTGTATTATTTTTTTTCCTTTAGGTATATTGTTACTTGGTATATTTAATATGAGTTTTTCAGGAAAAATATTTGTTATTACAGTTATTCTATGGTTATATATTGTAGTATATCATTACATTAATTATATAATTTATTTATTCTACGATATCTTTTACAATAAAGAATAAAAATATAAAGCGACCAATCAAATCAATTGACTGTCGCCTTTTTTATTATCATCTTATTTATCTTGTTCTTTTAACATTTCCACTATCTTATTTGCTCTACTTATCCAGTATTTTAATTCATATAAACTACAACTTATTAAATCATCATAACTTACATTTAAATTAATTTGTGAATTATTTAAAATACCTAACAAATCAGTTATTGTATCTAATAATATCTCTACATAACTTATTCTTCCGTTTCCTCTATTTTCTCCTTCTCCTCTGAAACTTCCAATGTTTTGTTCAAAAAAGATTTTACATAATTTATAACTTTTAAATAATCATTAGCATTCAAATTTAATAAATCACCATATTTTACATCTATAAGTTTAGAAGCAACCGTTAATGCCCAACTATCTTCAAGTTCTTTAATAATAGATGCCTTATTTCTTACCTTATATTCTTTTTCTAAGGCTATCATATCCTTACCTGTCAAAATATCAAAATCTAACTCAAATTCATTAAATACTCTTCCTGAAAAATTATATTCTCTACTTAATTTTATTATCATATTTTATCTTCTCCTTATATTATTCCTAGTAAAGCTAACACTCTACTATTATTATGACCATTTATGTTTGATATGTTATTAAAAACATCTATTTGAACTATTTGATTTCCTTCTATTACTAATTCATAATATGAAACAGATAAATCAAATGATGTTTCTAATTTAGAACCATTTTTTAATTTTAAACCATCAAATTTTTTAATTAACCCTTTCATCGTAACATCTACACCTAATAAATCAAAACCATGAGTTTGTTTATTCATAACTTGAATTACACCCTTACATTCCAATAAAATAGGCTTATCATTATTAAATGTAATTAATGTGTTGTCTACTGTATCCATTTTTATTTTAGCTTCTAATTTCTTGTAATGCCCATCCAAAACTGCATCATATTCAGAAGTTAAACCTATCTGTTCTGTAGTTACAGTTGCAAGTTCTATATTAGGTAATTCTACTTCACCTATTCCAGCAAGGCTATTTGACCCATTTATATATATTTCAACCTTATTTAAAGCTACAGGTATATTATTTGTTGTTGCCATATTTTATCCTTTCTATTTACTTATTCCTTTTGCGAAATTAGTTAAAACATCTACATCATATTTTTTCTTAAATGTCATTGATTTTAACGATGGAATTATTCCTAATTTTATTATCCAAGTAATATCACCGTTTATTGTATTTATTAAACCGTTATCTTCTTTAGAAATTTCAGCTTTTGCCTCTAATAATTTATTAGGTACAAATGAATTTAATCTAATATTTATAGATTTAGTAACAGTTTCTGCAAGTTTTCTAGTAAATTTCTTATCTACTGTATCAAAATAAGTAATAACTAATTCATTTCCTATATATTTAAACATTCTTCTAGTATATACAAACTTATCTTTAGGATCTGTTGCCAATGGATTTTTAGCAGTTTCAGACCCCCAACATCTCCAGCCTTTAAAGTTAATCGCCGTTACTATTCCATTTTTATTTAAAAAATTAGCTTGATTTTCTTTATCAAGTCTCAAGCTTTCATAACCATTTTCACCTTTCCAAACCATACCATCACATTTATACATATAATTTGAAGGTGTTTGACATGGCACACCATCATTTTCTTTATCTACTAATAATGATAAAGCTGCATAATGTGTTGAATGGTTATAATAATTACCAGCAAGCGTTAATTTACCATATAAAATAATTTGATCATTATCTAATATATTACTATCATCTTTCCATTTTAATAATTCATCATATTTTTTATCTAATGGTGCATTAATTAAAGCAACTGTCTCAAACATTCCACCATTCATATTTTTAGCTTTAGTAGCCATAACTGCTGCAACATCACCTTCATGTGAAAAATCAGGAACATCTATAAATGATGGTAATTCAGAATAATTCAAGAATACTTCATCTAATAATTCTAAGCCTGTTCTTTGCATTGTAGTAGTATCATATCCACCTATAGCCTCTTTTTTTGTAATAAGTGATAAATCTATTTCATTAAATTCAACATCTACAGTCGTACTGTTAGTAGGTGTTACATATATTTCTAATCCAAGTTCTGTCCAATTTAAAATTTTATCTACAATCTCAACACTGTTTGTATTATTTTTAACAACAACTGTTTCTGGTATTATTTTATGATTTTTTATTAGTACTTTACCTTCTTCTACTTTCAAACCAGTTATTTTAGTACTAGTCTTTTTATGTTTACCTACATCAACTAAATTTACTACATATAATGGTGATACTAAATATAATTCAAAAAATACTTTTATTGCTTGTGAAATACTAAAATCTAAATCATTAGTATCTCCAAACATCTCTATAGCCTCTTTATAACTTCCTATTCTTAAAACCTTATTAACAGTTCTATTTTTTTCTTTAACTTTATTCATAGGTGCATTACCTACTATAAAATATCCGTACGCCATTTCCACAGGTAAAGTTATATCTGATTTTGTTTCACTTTGATATGTTCCATGTTTATATGACATTAATTAACCTCCTTTTCTAATATTCCTTTTAATTCTTCTGTTATATTATCTAATACAACTTTATTTATTTTTAATTTAGAAACATTTTCTACCTCTATTAAAAGTTTAGATAATATAGGATATCTTTCTAAAAATTCTTCTATTTTTTCTCCATAATATACTGAACCTTCATTAAATCTCATTCCTAATAAATCTATATTTTTACCTAAATAAACATATTGCTTTTTTATATCCATTTATTTTCCTCCCAGTTACTAATAGGCTCTACAGGTTCTCCATAAACAACAAAATCTATCTTTGAATAAAAAAAAGGCTCTTGCTTATCACTAAAAAAATTAACTGAAAAATTTTTAGTAACATCTACTGCAAAAGCTCCTTTTTTATGTACTTCACTTAGTAATTGTTGTCTAATGTAGTCCCCTAATGCTAAATTTTTTATATAATCTTCTTCTTTTTCTTCTTTTGTACCTATCCAAATTTCAATATCAACAGGTGCTTCATAACTATTAATACCTATTGTTTCTTGTGAAAAATTAACAATTCTTAACAAAACAAATGGAAAATAATTATTAGTCTTATTTCCATTTTCTCTATCAGCAAAATCATTAGTTGGTAAAAAGCCACGATATATATTTATATCATAATCAATTATACCATCACAAAAAGATTTTAATTTTTCTTTAGTTAAAATTCTTTTAAGAAAATCGTACAAATGTCTTTCTGTATTTACTATCATTTAATTATTCTCCTAATCTCATGTTCTAATCTTTCCTTTAATTTATTTTCTGCAAATCCTTGCAATTTTTCAATAATTGAACTTCCTCCAAACATTTGTGGTATAGAAGGACCTTTTAATCTTTTAATCGGTAAACTTGATTTACCTACCCTACTAAATGCACCTAAAAAACCATCGTGGTATGCTATAAATGCATTAGGTAATACTTTGGTAGCTCTTCTTTTAACCGCGACCCTTACAACTTTATTTCTTCTTCTAACTCTAGGTACTAACTTAAAATGGTCAAGCCCCAAAGGTGAGCCTACAACATTTATTAATCCATTTAGTGTTGTAGTTGTGGATTTTCTTACCTTTAAATTTTTGAATAAATCTTTCCTTTTAACACTATATTCTTCGGTTACACTTTTTAATTGTCTAGTTTTAACCATAGCTAAAGTCCTATTTATTGCAAAAGATATTGCCTTTTTAAGTTCTTTAGGTGCTTTGTCAAACTCTTTAACAGTTGTTCCTACATCATATTCTAACTTTATCATATTTCTTCCCAAATAACTAAATCTATTTCATAAATTCCACTGTCTATCTTAGATTTTAAAACTTCATAATCTAAATCATCAAGTTTAAAATGTTCTCCAACACGAGGAATTGCATATAACTCTTCTTGTCCAATAAATATAGTTACCCCTTGTCTTATTACTCCTTCTATTTGAGTAAGAATAGTACCAGTTTTTATTTTATTTTCAAATTTATCCTCATCAACAACACATTTAACTATCCTGCCATTTAGCTTATGCTCTGTTGCAAATTCATTTAAATTTAAAAATGTTAAAAATATGTCTTTAGCAATAGCTTTTTTAAAATTCATTTTTACTTACCTTTTTATTAGATTTTACTGACTTTGAAACTACTTCTTTTTCAGTTATTTGATTATTTTCTTCATATATATTAACATCTGTTTCAATAATTTGACTTTCTTCTTCAACTATTTTAGATATTAGATTATCTTTTAAACAAGCTTCTAATGTAGTTGGTTCTAATATAGAGATATTATCTCCAATATTATATAATTTACCTCCATATATTAATGGTAAATTTACTTTATAATTCATACATTATCCTCTCCTATTTAACTTTTAACACTTTAATTGATTTTGTATTTCTAGGTATCAATATAGGTTTTGAGATTGTTCTTAAAGTTATTTTATCATTTAATTCATCTTCTGTTATTCTTGGTATAAATTCCCCTTCTAATAGTCCATCTTTTATTGAACTTTCAGCTGCAAATTTAACCTTGTTGTTAATTGGTGCTAGCAATACAGTTCCTTCTGGTATAATTGATTTTGTTTTTGTTAAACCATCATTATCTACATAATCATAATATTCTTGATATTCTATTAAATCTACACCTAAAGAAGGTATTGAACCTAAGTATATTACTCCATCAATAGATACATATTCTGGTTTAATTGTTGCTATATCATATCTTCTAGTATTTAATTGTTCCATAAATTTACTATTTTTTTGTAATAAATCTGATGCAACAGGATCTAATACTATAATATTGGGTCTACTTCCACCATTTTCTGATATGTTTCTTAATGCAGTTTTTATATCTTCTAAAGGATTAGCATTTGCTTGATCCCATTTAGTAGCTATTGTTACATGATGTTCTGTATTTGAAATGTCGTAATATTGAACTTTATCTATAATACTATCTCCTTCTACATTTATTTCTAAATTATACAATACTGAGGCAGCCATATTTTCTAATCTTCTTGAAATTTGTGTCTGTTGTTCTTCAAGTGTTTGTGCAATTAATTTAGCTTTTTTTGTTTCTGGATCAGAATTTGAGAAAGGATTTTGTCCTGCAATTCTTTCAAAAGCAAATTCATCAGCAGTAAATGTTCTTAATGGTGCTATTTTATGAGGTTCATAAAATTTACCACTAAATGTTTCTTTAGGCATTTCTTGACCTGGAACAAATCTACTTACAATTGGAGCCATTAATCTTCTTCCATTTGAATATTCTACAATTATTTTTTGCTTATCTGTTGTTTCTCTATCTCCAAAAAATGTATCATATAAAAATGTTTTGGGTTTTTCCATTTGATTTATTACTAAAAATAAAGCTTTTAAAGTTATTCCTAACATTATTTACCTCCTAATTTTCTTAAATATATATTTTGTTTTTTACATTTTTTTATTATTTCTTCTTTTGAAACATTTCCATAATTACAATAATCTATTATAAATTCTCCTTCAACATATATAGGAATTTTTACTTTACCTTTTGAAGCATCAATATCTTCTGCAACTATTCCATATACTTCTGTATCTTCTGTTATAATCTTGCTTTGATCATCTATAATATCTCCCATTTTTAATGTTCCTGTTGATAATTCTAAAAACATTATTACGGGATCTTTAAATCCTGTTAATAATTGCTTATTTTCTACTTTATAATCCATTTTCATTACTTTTTCACTCCTTTTAATTGATTTAAAATTAAATTAGCTTTTACTTCATCTATGTCTATATTTTCTGATTTTTCTTTATCAAAAATTATAGGCTTCCCTTCTGAAGTTATATTGCTTAATGTATCAGAAGATAACATTTTTTTATTTTTTAATATTTCAAATGAAACATCTTTAGCATTTTTTATATCTACAAACTTTGCATTTGTTACTATTTCATCTGTGATACCTAAATCATCTATTTCTTTTATTCTATTTCTTTCTTGAATTACACCTTTTTCTACACCTTCATTTAATATTTCATTATAAATATCAGGATATTTTTCTAATAATTCTTCTTTATTCATTATTATTCCCTCCTCGTTTTTTAATTCTTTTATATTATTATTTTTAATTTTTTTCAAGTTATTAAAAGCTAAAGTATTTGAAATAATATAACTATCCTTTATTTCTAAATCTACTTCATCATTAACTATTTCATCTATAAATCCATATTCTTTTGCTTCCTCTGCATTTAACCAAGTTTCTTTATCCATTAAATCTGATAATTTTTCTTTAGATAATTTAGTTTTAGATAAATATGTTTCAATTATATTATCTTTCATTTTTTCTAATACTTCTCTAGCTTTTTCCATATCTTTACTCTCACCAATTGCTACAGTACTAGGATTATGTATCATAAAAAGAGCATTTTTAGGCATTCTAACAACATCACATGAACTAGTTATTATAGTTGCAGCACTTGCTGCAATTCCATCTATATAAGCTACAGTTTTTGATTTAGATTGTTTCAATAAATTAGCAATTGCTACAGCATGTACAACACTTCCTCCACCTGAGTTTATATGTACATTTATAATATCAATATTTTCTAGGCTAGATAATTGTCTATTAAATTCATTTGATGTTATACCCTCTGAAAGCCATCCACTTTTTCCTATTTCACCATATATAAAAAGATCTGCACTTTTATCTTCTTTATTCTGTATCAAATTCCAAAACATTTTCTTTTTCTTCATTTAATATATTCACCTCCTTTTCAATTAATATTTTTTGTTCTTTAGCCAAAATTCTGACATTTTGTTCAAAATCTCCACCATTTAATTCAGCTGTTTCTCTACTTCTTGTAGATAAACCATTATCAATTCTTTTAATCGCTGCATTAACCTCTTTCAATGGGTCTATTTGACCTTGACTTGGTCCATTCCATGTTGCATTTGAATAAGCTTTTTTAATTAAATAATCTTCTTCATATTTTGGTAAATCTAATCTATTAATTAAAAATGCATGTCTTAACCATTCTTCATAAACAACTTGACAAAATTTACGAGATAACCATTCACGTCTTTTTCTAAAAGTTTTCCATGCTTCTAATAATGCAGCTCTACTTGCAGAATAACTACTTGTAAAATGCATAATTAATAATTCATATGGTACGCCTATAGAACTACCAATTTGTCTTATAATAGCTGTCATAAATGGTTCAAATTGAGAATTTGGTCTTGCAGGATTTACTGTATTAACATGCTCTCCTGGATTTAATTCAAGTATAGCTCCCGAACCTAATTCTAAATTATCTCCACTAGTATCAATTCTGTCTTCTTCATTTATATTTCCAAACTCTCCAAGACTTCCTTGTTCTGGTCCTGAACTTTCAATAAAAACTGTTAACATAGAACTAATTACTGCACTCATTAATTCTGCATCTGTATATCTATCTAATTGTTTTAAACTTTCTATTACAGGTGCTAATATAGGAACTCCTCTAATTTGATTTGGTCTTTCTAATAATGCTAAATGTATAATATTAAGTTGTCCTTCACTACCATATATTGGTATATATTTATAATTTTCATTTGAATTTAAACTAAAAACAGAAGAATCATTTGGATGATTATCTAAAATATAATATCCTTCAATTCTTCCATTTTTATCAATTTTTATTCCATTTACAATTGTTTTATCACTTTTCTTATCTTTTGGTGTTGCAATTCTATCAGGCTCTATTACATTTAACTTTAATGAATATGGTGTATTTTGTGTTTCAAAATAGCTTAAATGTATAAAGCATTCACCATTTAACATTGTAGTTAAAAAAACTAAATCTTGAATTTGATAAAAATCTAAAAGCCCTGTTTGTTCAATATTATAATCAGCCCACAAAGAAAATTCTTGCTCTATTTTTGTTTCTATTTCTTCAGCTTCTATCTCATTTAATCCTAAAATCTTACTATTTATAGCTGATTTTAATTTTAAACCTGAACCAATTACATTAGTGTTTATTCTTTCAAGTCCACCTCTTGCTAGTGGAGAACCCATAAATAAATCCCTAGATCTTGCTACTAATGTATCTTTATTATCATATATATCACTTTGAGGTCCTCCTAAAGAAGTAATCCAACCTTGTAATGATTTTTTTCTTTTACTAGCTCCATGTTCACTATAACCTTTATTCATTATTTTTAATTTTTTTAAATTTTCTCTAGCTAATTGTCTTTTTAAAGCCATAATAGGACTAACTATTTCAACAGTTTTATCAATTAAATTCATTTATCATCTCTTCCTTTATATAAAAATCATTTATAAATCTCTTGGGATTATACCTCTTATTTTCTTTCTTTTAATAGTACTTCCTCCACCTGTATTTAAATCTACTAATCTTCTTTCCCATATCATTCTATTTTTTACTATTTCACTTAAATTAGCACGTTCTAATTCTCTTGAACCTATTCTATATCTTTGACCTGTCAAAACAGCTTTTTCAGCTTCAATATACATATTTATCATTTCTTGACATATTTCTTTATTATAATGCTCCATTATATCCCCTTTCTTATCATTCTTCTACCTTTTTTTTGATTTCGAACTAATTCAGTTCCTTTAATTTTATATTTTCTACTTAAATCAGGGTTCAAAATTTTTAATGCTGCATAACTATAATTTCTTAAATCTAAAGGTTCATTCCTTTTATCTCCAACAACTTTCCATTTTACTTTTCTAATACCTTTTTCAAAAGTTACAACTTTATTTTCAGAAGTTAAACCTTTAAAATATGTTTCAGTATATCCTCTTTCCACATCATCTGGAAAATGCATGTATCTTGGTCCTGGAATATCTATTTTTAACCTAGACATTATAGTTTCTTTACCTGTACTTACTCCTAAACTAAATAAAGATATCTGTCCTTTATTAGTTTTAGTTGGTCTTTTAATAAAAGGTGCGGCCTCTTGAGAACTACCTTTAATACCAAAAATTCGCTTAAATTCTCTAGGTTTTATAAACTCATAAGCTTCATTTGTATAATGTCCTCCTGTATCTATACAAGTACACAAAATTTTAATTTTTTCTCCATTCTTATATGAAAATTCTGTATCTAAATATCTATCTAATTGTTCCCATACATTTTTTTTACCAGGATTTCCAAAAAACTGTTTATAATAAATTCCCCAACTTTCTTCTTCCTCCCCCCAACCAACAACCTCTATTTCTAAACGGTCATCTTGGACATCAACACCAGCAGTTAATACATGCACTTCATCTGGTATTTCACAACCATAATGTTCTACTCTTTTTTGAATTTGTATAGGATCTAGTTTTTCTCTTTTTTCTTCAAAAGATTCACCAAGACAAGTGTTTGTAAAAACTTTCATTTTTTGCAAATCACCTTTTGCTTCTTTAAACTTTTTTATTATTTCACTCCACTTTGAAAATGGACTATATAATTCTGATATATGAAATCCTCTAACATCATAAATATCAATTTTATCATTTTGTGCTATCCACACACCTTTTTCTAAATTCTTCTTCCATTCATATTCATTTGAAACATTAAAGCAACTATTACATTTATGTCCAATTGGTTCAAATATAATATTTTGCCACTCTAATTTCTGTAATATTCCACATTTAGGACAAGGTATATGATATAATTCTTGTGTACTATTTTCAAATTCATCTTCAATTCTTGATTCTCCTTTTATTGTGGGAGTAGATGTTAATACTATTTTCTTATTCCAAAATGTAGTAGTCCGTGCAATAGCCAAATTCAATGGATCTCCTTCGCCTTTTACATCGTTAGGAAATCTATCAACCTCATCAGCTAATAATATTCTTATAGGTCTACTTGATAACTCAGTAGCTGAATTACTTCCAACCAAAACTATATATCCTCCTGCAAATTCTTTTTGAGTTATAGTATCCCTAGAATCACTATCAATTATTTTATTTTTTAATTGTGGTGTAGATAAAATCATATCATTAAGTCTTGTAGTAGCAAAATCTTTAGCTAATTCTTTTGTTGGTAGCAAATACATTATAGGAGATGGATCATAATCAGCATAAAATCCAAATGTATTTAGTAATATTTCTGTTTTTGATAATTGGGCTCCATACATCATAACTACTTTTCTAGTCTTATTATCTGAAATAGCTTTCATAACTTCTTTTTGATATGGAACTCTTTTTGTATTCCATTTACCAGGTTCTGCTGATGTTTTTGAACTAAGTTTTCTATAATTATCAGCCCAAGTATCAATTGTAAGTTTAGGCGGCGGATTTAATACTTTCAAAATATTTTTAAAAAGACTTTCAGTTTTATTTTTTAATTTTTCCATTTTCTACTCTCTTTTAATAATTTCTTCTATTTCTATTTCTATTTCTATTTCTTCTATTTCTTCAATATGTTTTTGATTTTTAAATAAATCAGAATTATAATTACTTAATTCTACTAATGTATCACTAATAGAATCGTGTATTATGCTTTGTATCTCTCCAAGATTATCACATGCAATAACTAAAGGTGCTATTTTATTAGAAACAGATAATAATTTCCCCTTAAGATTTACAAGCATATTATTCATAACTTCTTCAACAATTTTAGCATCGTGTAATTGATTTTTTAATTCTGCTATTCTAATTTTTTTTAATTCAGTATCAACTTTAATTTTAGAAATTTCCTCTTTTATTTTTTCATCTTTTAAATTTACATCAGCTTCTTTTTTAGTTTCTAAATATCTAATATATCCTTGTAAACTTTCAATGAATAAATATTTACCTGTTTCCGTTTTTTTTATAATTCCTTCTTTTGCTAAATTCCTTACATGCCTATCTGTTATACCTATTATTTTTGCTAATTCTACAGCTTTTATTAATTGCCCTTCTTTTATCAACATATGAACCTCCCTTCGGAACGGAAATGAATTAAAAAAACAACTCTAAATAGATACAAATCGGGCTTCGCAAGACCCTCAAGCCTTTTAAATCCTAGAAAGTACCTTATTTTTTAATTATCAAATAACTCAAGAACATTAATTTTCTTTATTTTAACCACCTCCAAAAAATTTAAGTTTTTTTCTTTATTTTTTAAAATAAAAAAAGAAATACAAATTACATACATGCACTTTATATTTCCTAATCAATTATAATATAAATTCTAAGAGGATAGAATTTCAATCTTAACTTATTGTAACACATAAAAAGGGCATAGAAAAGGGCAAAAAGGGGGCAAAATAGGGTCATTTTATAAAAAAAGTGGTAAAATTTCATTTTTTAATTTATTAATTAACCTCTTTTTATTCCTTTTTACTGTACTTACATCTATTTCTAAAATAGATGCAATATTTTCTAAAGTTTTCTTTTCAAAATATTTTAATGGTATTATTTTAAAATATCTATCCTTTTCTAAATCATTTAAATTTAAATCTATTATATCTATTATCTGCTCATACTTAGATATTTGTTTAGTATAATTATTTATTAAATCCATTCTTTTATCAATATCACTTTTAAAAATATGTGTTCCTTGAACATTTACTTCATTATCAAAATTAATAGATATAATTTCTTGTCCATTTTTTAAATTTTCTATCCTCTTTTCAAGAGATTTAATTTTTGTTTTATAATCGTTGTAATTATAAAGTAATGTTTCTATATTATTTGATATAATATCTTGCTTGTTTATCATTTAACCACCTTTCTTTAATCGTAAATAATTTCATATCCTAAATCTCTTAAATTATTACACATACATTTATAGGTATAATCTTCACGATTAAATAATTCTCTATCAATAGCATGATATATTTCTGATTGTTCTTTTTCACTATTTGTTACATTTTTCAATATTCTATCTATTTGTTTATATTTAGGACTTGTTTTTCTTCTATCGACATAACCATCATCTTCTAAGCACCAAATTTCTTGTAAAAAATCAGTTATTTTTTTATGTGTTTAAAGGGTATTTTTTTCATCCTTTTTTCCCCATTCTTTTCTAAATTTAATTAATTCTTTTTTTAAATGTTCGGCACAAGCTATACACTCTTTTTCATTTTATGAATATCTTTCATTTCATATTCTACGGCTGTCTTAACCTCTTTTTTAATTAACTCTTTAATCCTCCTAATTTTCTTTTAATCAATTTAACCTTAACTTTTCTTAACTTTTTTTAAAAGGCTTCAATATATAATTTTATATCATCTTTTAATTCTAAGCTTTTTAAGAAATCATTTTTAAAACAACCTCTCTCATTTAAAAATTCACATAAATTGTAAAACATTAATACTTTGCTAGTTTTTATCATAAACCAAGTTTCATGAATAATACCTTTTTCTATACCATCTTTACTAATGGGAAGATTATAGTATTTTCCATATTTATTTTTTGTTGGTTTTAAATGAATATCATTTCTAATAGTTGGAACTATTACCTTTTCATTAAATTCTTTTAAATTTTTAATTTCAATTCTATCAATACAATATTCATTTTCTTCTAAAATTTTTTTATCAATTAAATTTTCAGTTATCAAATATTCATATAAACTGTCAGGATAATCATTGTTTCCAAATAGTTGATAATCCCCTATATCTACTCCATTTTTTTCTATATTAAGGTATATTCTATAACTCATAGTTTTATCCATCCATTAAATCTTCTATCTTTTTTTCTAACGATTTGATTCTAGCTTTATAGTGATTATACTTATAAAGTAACCTCTCGACATTATTATAAATAGTATCTTGTTCAGCATTTATCATTTAATCACCTAACCTTTCTTATATTGAGCCCATCCGCTCTTTTTAATATTTCTGTATTCTGTTCTATAATTTCAATAGCACTATATTCATTGTTTATTTTTGTTACATTAATCTTTAATACGTCCTCTTTCATTTTTTATCTCCTATCTTCTTTTATTTTTCAAATACTTGAATATATAATAAAATATATTATTTATATCTTGATTATTAATACAATGAAAAATTTCTTTTTTATCTTTTGTTTTTATATTTAAATTTTTTATAAATGCTTTATCATTAATAACACATTCTATAAATTGTATATCATCTAAATCAATTTTAATTTCTTTCCCATTTCCATTTTTCAATTTTATTTTATCCATTTTTATCATTTGCCCTTAATTTTCAATTTAATTTAAAGCCGTTTTAAGCCGTTTTTATATTTTTTTGATAATTTATACCCCTTAGACCCTTTCCGTTAAAATTAGATATATAATTTTGCAAATTAGGGGTATTCTACCCAAATATATACACCTGGATTTTTTTTATCATATTCATATTCTTCAAAAATAGGAATTATATTATCGGCGTTATCATCTTGTATCCAACCATGCTTTGTCATTAAATCACAAGGCAGTTGTACAATGTTGTGATAATCAAATCTTCTTTTACTATCTCTAATAAATTTAAAATGTATTCTATATGGAGTTACTTTATCTTTTATCATTTTAATAAATTTATTCTTGTTAGTTATCCATTGAATTTCATACTCTTTAAGGTATTTAGTTACTGTTTTGCTATTAATAAGGTGTTTACCAATCCATTGTTTACTATTTTTAGAACTAGGTACATTGCCCCTTATAAAAATATAGTCATCTTTCATTTAAAACTTCTATAATCTCTTTTAAATCTTTGATTATAATATAATTATTTGCTAATAAATTCTTATTGTCTTCATTATTAAAATCTATTTTTCTTATTTCATCTAATGTTAAATTTATTTTTTTCTTTGAGTAATATTCAATCCATTCTTTAGTCTTCAATTTATCTCCAACTACATTTATAATAATTTTGTATTTAGGTTCATAATCTCCATTTTCATTTTTTATTATTTGAGTATCACTTTTTTTCTTCCCTATCAATAATTCAATATCATCAATTTTAAATTTTTCATAATTACTTAATAAATTAGGTAAATCTTTAAGTACATAATTTAAACTATTTACATCAAGCTTAGATAAATGATTTAAACCACCAATCTTTTTTAAGATTACATGTATTACTGGCTTATCAAATACTATTTGCCCTTTATTCACTATTTTTATCGCTTTGAATATTCTCTCTTTTATCTCAAATTCTTCTTTTTTTATTATATTTTCTTTATGTACTTCACAAAATTTTCTAATCTCTGCCACAGTTGGCAAATTTGTATAAACTCTTTCATTTAACATTTTATGTATACCTTATAATAAAACTTTATCTTCAACATCTTTTAACAAATGATAATATATTTGTTTTTGTTCGATTGTATATTCTTTATTTATTGCCAACTCTATTATTTTTATAATTTCAATAAATTTTTCAATATTTATATTTACTTTTTTCTCTAAAAACTCTAATTGATTCTTCATTTTTCCCTTTCTTTTTATTTTTTCAACTTCTCTATTATATTCTTTAATTTAGTTTATAATATTATAATTATTTAGTTTTAGTATATACTTAGTCTATTTAGTTATATTCTTTAACTTAATTAAAATAATAAAAACATTAAACTACTTATATTCTTTTCTTTATCTTATTTCTATTTCTTTATTAATATATCTATGTTTATATATTCTATATTTATATATTCTATATTAGAAGTATGTTTTTCATACCTACCCTAGGTATGATTTTCATACTTACCTAGATATGTTTTTCATACCTACTCCTAATTATCTAACCAATAATATTTATTAGGTTTTCCTTTTTCTCTTATAACTTTTATAACTTCTTGTTTTTCTAGTTCTTTTATAGCATTGGTAATATCCTTTAAAAAAGTTGTTTTTAAAACTCCAGACAACTCTTCTCTAGTCATTAAAAAATATTTGTTACCATTTTTATCTTTTAATCTGGTAATATTTGCTCTTTCTACCATATATAAATATATTTTGACTGTATTATAATTTACTTCATTAGATAGGATAGCTTTATACATTTTCCCACTAACTTTTAAAAATTTAATTGCCAATTTTGCTATCCTACCTTTCTAATAATTTTTTAAAATGGGAAATCGTCTTCTTCTATTATTTCTGCAGGTAAAACTTCTTTTGATTTTTCATTAATTTTTTGATTGTCATCTGTCTTTCTCTCAATAAAGCCTATTCTACTAACTAAAACATCTGTATTAAATCTTTTTTCTCCATTCTTCTCGTACGTGCTAGTCATTATATTCCCTTGCACAAGTATTCTTTCACCCTTTTTAAAATATTGTCCTATAGTTTCTGCTCTTTTTTCCCAAGCTACACAGTTTATAAAGTCAGTTTCTTCTTTATCATTTTCTCTTCTAACTGCAACATTAAATCTTAAATAAGCCTTTCCTGTCCCTGTATATTGAACTTCTGGGTCTTTTGTTAATCTTCCTAATAATGATACATAATTCATTATTCATTTACCCCCTCTTCGATTATTTCTACAGTAGTTTCATCTATTATTTCCACTTCCTCAATTTCCATAGGATCTAAAATTTCATTGCCTATATTTGATTTTTCTATATTTTCTTTTTTAATTTCATAAGTTTTTTCATCTTTGGATGCACTTTCTAAAAATTCAACTGAAACAGGTAAATATTTTAGTAACTTTTTAATTACTGTTTTCTTTGCCATTTCATTAAAATCAGTTTTCCAAGGACTTGAAGAGCTATTAGCAGCTTTACTAAATTTATCTCTATGTTTTTCTATTTCTTCTTTAGTCATATATTCAAAAGAAACTGCACCATCCTTAAGTTTAGCTACAGCGTAGTATCCTATTTCTTTTCCTCTATCCTTAAAATTAGGTATATGCACTACATTTCTTTCTATACCGAATGTAATTTCAAACTTATCATTTTCATATACTGGATAAGCGTATATATCACTTAACTGCCCACTTCTTCTTAATAGTTCAATTAAACCTTTGTACCCTATTTGAAATTGCACTTGATTTCCATAAGGTATTAAATATGCTTGCCCTAAAATGCCAGGTTCTAATCCAAGTTGTGCTGAAGTCATTAATGCTCCTAATAAACTTGCTTGCTCACATTTAGCAAGTTTAGGATTTTGTCTAATTGAAGTTAAGGCTATTCTTACAAATCTATCACTATTAACATGTTTAGGTAACGCCACTTCGAATTGTCCTTTCATACTTTGAATTACATCATATATAGTTTTTGGCTTATCTTTCTTCACTATATCTTGTTTTTTTTCATTTTTAGCTATTAATCCACTTTTAACTGTTTCCATATTTTTATTCTCCTATTCTATCTATTCTTAAAAAATTAATTTTATATGGCACCTTATATTTTTGTTCTAAAGTTTTGTATTCATTTATAAGCTCTGAACATTCTTTTTTAAATTCTGGTGCTATTTTCATTCTATTTTGTGTAACTAGTTTAACTTTAAAATTTTTTCCAACCATTAAATCTGCTTTATTTTCTATAATCTCATTCATTAAGTCTTGCTCTATTTCTTTCGCTTTCCTTTCTAAATCTTTTATATTATCTTTAATGTTTTCTAACTCTTCTAATTTAATTTCTTGTTCTCGTTCTATTTCTATTCTGTTTTCATATGTTTCATACTTCCCTAGTAACTCTTTTTGATATTCACTATATGCATCTGAACCATCAGGGGCTGGAATTTGCTTAGGGATTACATAATCTTTCCAAAAGTTGTTAGCTACTTGTTGTATAATTTGTATTTCTTCTTCGTTTCTTTCAATATAGAATTCTTTATACTCGCTACCTCCAATTAATACAGCTATAATAGCAAAATCAAATCCAGTAACTGCCATGTAATGCATTACTTGCGAATAATATGTTGGTGGAACCTTTCCATCTTTCCACTCTTTTACTGTGAAAATATTCGCTGTTTTAATTTCTAATATTCCATATCTTCTTTTTTCTTTATCAAAAATAATACCATCTAAATTAGCACGTAATATACCAAATTTTAATGAAAATGGTGCAAGGTATACATCGTATAAACTCTTGTTCTTTTCTTCAAAATATGAACGAATTACAGGTTCTAAATTTCTACCCCATTCCATTGCTGAATTATCTTCAACTCTTTTCCCTTCAACCTTATCTAAATAAAAATCTACCACGCTTTTATATTTATTTAACCCTAATAAAGCTCCTATATCACTACCACCTATACCTTTTTGTCTAAGTTTTAACCAATCATCTTCAAATGTATAATCTAGTATTTCAGTTTCTTTATTAATTAATGTTTCATGTATTTCATTTCTACCTAATATTGTCATATTTATTTTTCCCTCTTCCTTTTTTTACTTATTTATGTTACACTTTTAATGGTTTTTTAAGGACACTCTCGCAAAGTGTTCTTTTTATTTTCTAATGTTTTTTCTTTCATTTTCTTCAAACCCCTATTTTAAATTTCAAATAATGTATTTTCTTTTTTTATTTCAACAAGAATTTTTTCTTTAGCTAATTTATACATATCTTTTTTTATTTCAAAACCATATGAGTGTCTTCCTAACTCTTTACTAGCCCTTAAAGTACTTCCACTTCCAGCCACTGGATCTATAATAACATCTCCCTCATCTGTAAATATTTTAATTAATTGTTTTAACAATTTAACTGGTTTTTGTGTAGGATGAATTTTAGGTACTTCTTTTTTATCATCTAGTTCCCAATTAAACCAATTTAATACCATTTTTCCTGTCTTCTTAATATTGTTACCATTTTCATCTTTCTTTACACCATTTCTAAACTTAGGTAATTTATCCCTGTAAAGGACAAGAGCATATTCTGTTGCCCCTAAAACTTTCATATTTGCTTTTAATACTTGTGCACTTGTTTTTTTTATAAAAATTAATGGATAATAATTTTTAAACCCATATTTTTTTGCATACTTTACAACCATTTCTATTTGCTGAAAACTACAAAATACTATCATGCAACCTGCATCATTTATTTTTGAAGGCTCAGGCTTAATTAACTTACTACAGAAATGAAAGAACTCCGCAATTTTGAAATTATGGTCTGTATCAAAAAAAGATTTATTAGCTTTCTTACTTTTACCTTTTTTATTGTCTCCGTCAATATACCATTCAGGATTACTCGCATAAGCATTATTCCCTAAATTGTATGGTATATCTGCAATTACAAGCTGGGCTTTAGGTATTCCATATTTTTTATAATTTTGAAAATGATCGTTATATAATTCAGTTTTAATCTTTCTATTTCTATTCTCACCTTTCATTTTTAAGTTTTATTTATCCTTTCTTAATGTTCTTCTTATCCTTTCGATTCTCTCCTCAACACCATCACAAAAAAGTAATAATACTGTTATTGAAGCCGTTATTGTGATTATCCATAAAAAACTTTGTATTAATGTTAAATTCTCATTTATAAAAGTTAAAGCATATACAATAATAACAACGGCTTTTAGTATTACTAGTGTTTTTTCAATTATATTTAAAAACATAAGCATTTCCTTTTTTTCATTCTCTATTTTTTTTAAATCTTCTCTTACATTATCAAATTCAAATAATTTTATTTTTTCCATTGTCTATACTCCTTATAGAAATATTACTCATCCCTTTTAGCTCTTTCAATCTCTAACACTTCAATTCCATACTTTTCATTTACTTGTTTAACTCTTTCTATTAATAAAGGAACTTTTAATGTTGGAATCAAAAGTGGGGTTTCATCATTTTCGCACTCTTTACCTCTTAGGAATAAACAATTTTTTCCCCAATTAGGGACATTATTACTAGAGGTTAATAAATTTAAATCTTGAAATTCTCCTCTTTTTAACACATCTTCATTTTGATAAGTTATCCACCAAGTACTATATTTATCATTAATTTTAGTTACTTCAACCTTTAATACATCTTCTTTTCTAGTTCTTATTTTTTTTATTAAATCTTTATTTTCATATATATTACCTATAATTTGAAATTCTCTTTTAACCATTTCTTTTTCAAGATGAAATTCTGTACCTAAATTATTTTTCATAACAAAACTCGCACTTTTTTTAGAAAAGGATACATCACTTCTGAAGTCAATTACATTATTTTCAATTATATCTCCTTCATATATTTCTTTACCGTTCATATCTTTAATATTTGTATATTGCATGAACTCTATATCTTCAAATAAAGACGTTTTAAATCTTAATATACCGTCTTCATCAACTTCAAAATATTCAATAAATTTTGAATTGAAACGCACTATACTTACTTCCACCATTTTGTTTTTATCTTTTAACCATGCTCTATATTTTATTTCTCTCATATTGTTCCTTTCTTTATTAATATTGTTTAAAAAAATACTTTGAATAATATGATATTTGTAATTATACTTATTAATATAATCAACAAATACTGACTTAATTTTAATTTCATAACTAACTCACTTCCTTATCTTTTGAAAAACACTTCATCCAATATATCTGTAGGATATGTATTAATGTGTCCATACTTACTATCTACTATAGTTCCCGTTGCCAACCCTCTTTCAACACATAGCTTTTTAGCTCTCTTACCTATTACTTGTGCTTTATATGTGCTAGCATGAATACCATTTAAATTAGCATAAGCTATTACTGTAAAATGATTATTATTAATCAATCTTCTTTGATTGTGTTCTAATCTTTTTATATTTGCCTCTTGTTCATTAATTCTATTCTCTAATTCAACTATAACTTGTGCATGTGCTAACAATTGTTGGGCTGGAGTTAATTTTTGTTTATCCCTTAAAGCATTCTCTAATTTCTCAATATATTCAATAACCATTTTTCTAACCTTTTTACTTTCTCTTACTAATACTTGTTTTGCTTGGTTGAAAGTTAGTATAAACATAGGTCTTTCTTCACCTTTTTTATCTTTATATTTAACGGGCAGAAATTTTTGCTCGTTGATTTCTTCCTCAAACTCATCTCTAATTATTTCAAGTAAAGTCTTATGTTTTAATTCTACTTTACCCTCAACCTGTTCTCTAAACTGATTAATCTTTTCTAACAATTCTAAACTTGTTATGTTTTCTTTTTTATCGTTTAATGCTAATTCCATTACATTCTCCTTTCGTTTTATTTATTTCATTATTTCTCAATCTCTCACTTGCAAATTGTAAAGCGTCTCCATTCTGTTTAACCGCTGCCATTACTACTTCTTTATCATTTTTTAATTCTTCGCTTGCAAATTCTAAATCCCAACCGTCTTTTTTAACTGCCTTTAAAACTTCCTTTTTATTGTTCCAATCCATTTAAACCACTTCCTTATTTTTTATTTATTTTTTCTCTCTTTCAAGGTATAATTTATTGCCACATATTTTATACTGAAAGGAGGTATATTGTTATAAATCATACAAAAAATTATTTTAAAATACTTAAAACAATTGATTATTGCTATATTCATCAAATAAATTTAGAATTCGACTTAGAAAAATTAAATATTACACATCATCAATTAGGACTTTATCTTCATAATTTAATCAATAAAAATTTAATAGAGGGTGTAATTTTTTCTGAAGCATTGAATAGCAACGGTTATGAAGCATTTTTCTTATTAAATCCTGTATCTCTTACTTTCGATGGTATGATGTATCTTGAAAATAATTCTGAAATGAAAAATTTTTATAATACACTAAAAGAAGCAAGGGATTGGTGGGTTGCTATCAAACCTTTTTAATTAATTTTTGGATTTTATTTAATTCTAAACTTAGTAGACTTATTAAATAATCTTTATTTCTTAAGTCTATTTTTTCGTTATTAAACTTTTCTATTGTTTCATCTACAATCTTTCTTATTTTTTCTCTTTGTTCTTTATAATATTTCTCCATTTAGCACACTTCCTTATTTTTCAAAAATTTATTTATAAAATATTGTTGTCCTTTAGGTGTTATTTTAGGTGTATGCGTTATAGTAACGCTACCGTTAGGTCCGTTAATAGTTCTAGTCTTGACTTCCATTAATTCTAATTCCATACTCTTTTGCGTTGGTCTATTATATTGTTCTCCTTTTCTCGAACACAAATATCCTTTATCTCTTAGCCATTCAAATAATCTGTTTTGTCCTATTTCTACTCCATTTTTACATAATCTTTTTGCAAGTTCTCCAACTAACATTGAAGCACCACTTATCTCATACGCTTCTGCAAACACTACTTTAAGTTTATCTTGCTCTATTTTGTTTTCTAATTCCTGTACTTTAACATCTAATTTTTTAACCTTATCATTAGCTATTAATACAGCCCTTGCCATTATTTTTTCTGGACTATTAAATTCTTTTTCAACTTCTATAAAGTATTTTCTAAACTTTTTACCTATTTCATTTCTTTGTAACATACATATTTCTTTTGCCATATCTATATTTAAATAGTATTCTTCTAAGTTTCTTTCAACCATTCTTGAACCCTCTCTTTTTTGAGTAAGTTCGTTTTTCTTTGTAAAATCAATGTTTTCACTAAATCCATACTCTATCATTCTTTTTATCCAATCACTGAATTTAGTTTCAACTTCCAATTTCTCATGTAGTTCTCTACCACTTATGATAGGCTCTAATTTTTCATTAGTTTTTATTTCAATTAATTCCATTTTTTATTCTCCTCTTTCTTCTATAATTTCTAATACATCTACTTCTAATGCTTTTGCTATTTTACCTACAAGTAAAGGTGTTACTTCTTGCCGTGTACATCTTGTAATACTTCTTGTAGTTATTCCACTAATTTCACTTAATTCGCGTTTATTAATCATTTTTCTTGCTAGCATAATTTCTAATTTTTTATCTGATATCCTCATTTTATCAACTCCTTTCAAGTCGTTTTTTTGTCGCTTATGTCTTATTATAAATTGCTGTGCTCAGAATGTCAAGTCTTTTTTGTCTTAATTTTTCAATTTTTCTCTTTTGCATTTGCCTTTTTTATCCTTTTTGTATATAATTAGTATATAGAATACGAGGTGTTGTGTATGGTTAATATTAAATTAGGTAATAAAATTAAGGAAATTAGAAAATCTAAAAAGTTAAAACAACATGATTTAGCTAATATTCTTAATTTAAGTGTTAAATCTATTCAGAGATATGAAAAAGGAATTAATCTTACAAAAAACTTTATTGATTTTTTTTGTGAAAAACTAAACCTTAATGTATCTTTAAAAAGTGAGCTTTTATCTCTTCTTTTAAAATCTGATTATGAATTAGCGGAAGACGAAACTATTTACCATTTAACTAAGATATACAATTTATTAGGTTATTCTTTTGAATATAAAGAAATAAAAGGTAAATTAACTCATATCATTAAATCAAGAGAAAATTTTGCTAATCCTAATGGTAATTTTTTAAAAAATAATCTTAATATCATTACTCGCATTTTAGAAGCATTTATAGAAAAAGAATTAGATGCTATAGATGAATACTATATAGAAGAAGAGGGCAATTAAAAGCTCTCTTTTCATTTATTATTCTCCTTTCTCTATATCCATTTCTAATATCTCTAGTATCTTCTTTCTTACCTTAGGTGCTTTTCTATTCCCTTTTATAATATCCGAACAATAAGGGGTTGTTATTTTTTGCGTTTTAAGCAAATTTGTTCTTTATAATACTTCTCCATTTAACACACTTCCTTATTTCTTTTTATAATGTTCTTCAATTATTTTCTCCATTTTTAAATTAAACTACTTTAGTACATATCCCACATGCAAGGTAAAAATATTTTAAGGTAGTTTTTCCTTTTATAAATATTTCTATTCCATCTTTTTTAGCTAATTCATTAGCTTTTTTTATATATTTACAAGCTGTAGTATCACTACACCCTAAAAATTCTTTAACAAACTCATAACCTACTATTCTATCTTTTTGACAATAATTTACATCAATTACATCTAACATATTTTCCTCTTTTCACTTTTTGGTTATTTATATATCTATAATTAAATTTTTCTTTTAATATCAAGCTTGTATTTTATTCATTTTTATTCTTTCTATTGCTTTTAATCCTTTCAAAACATACTTTTTATACTTTTTTATTTTTTGATGTTTATTCATTTTTATGTTTTTGTTTATTTAAGGTAAACAATTTAATTAAAAAAAATTTCTTTTTTTTCTTTTTCTGTTAAATTTAATACATCTATAAGTGCTTTAATCTCTGAAAATAAAAACTCTCCTTCTCCTTTTAACTTATTATTTAATGTAGCATATTGTATACCAAGTTTTTTAGCAATATAATTTTTTTTTAATCCTTTTTCTTTTATTTTTTCTTTTATTTTTTCGTTTAATGCTTCTAAATCCAATATTAGTTCTCCTTTCTTTATTATCTTTTTTTATTGAATAAGTCATATAATTTAAATCCTATAAAAATTAATATTATAATTGATACAGTTATACTAAACATTTCATTACCTCCTACTATTGACTTTTATTTAAATATATAGTATATTTTAAACAAGATAGCCGAACCCCTCTCGGGGTTTAGCTCAATTGAAGATTTTTAAAATAACTTCAATCAGTGTTGTTATGGCAGTTACTATATAAAATATAGTTTCTGCTTTTTCTTTTAAAGTCATTTTTTTAAACTCTTCTACTATCTTGTTTAACTTTTTCAATTTCTTTCACCTCCTAACTACAAATTAATTATATCACAACATTTGTTTACTGTCAATAACTTTTTATGAAAAAATAAAATTTTTTTTACAAAAATATACAGAATAATTGATTTTTATTTATTTATATTGTATAATTTTAGTAAACAAGGAGGTGTTTTATATATGGAATTAAAAAAAATAGGTCTAACAATTAAAACATTAAGAAAAAATAAAAAAATGACACAAGATGAATTAGCTATATTAAGTGGATACAGTAACAGAAGTGCCATATCAAGAATAGAAAACGGAGAAATTGATTTACCAGAAAGTAAAATTATAGCAATATCAAAAGCATTAGGAGTTACACCACATCATCTTGTTGGATGGGATACAATAAAAGAAGATAAAAAAATGTTAAACGGTAAATATGATATTTCAATGCTAGATGAATTAGAAATTAAAAAAGTTGAAAAATTTATGAGTTTTAATGAAGTAATGTTTATGAATGAAGATAATGAATTAACTGAAGATGATAAAAATATATTAATTAATTCTTATATACAAATATTAATACAACAAAGAAATAAGTAGAGTGATGACATTGAAAAATAATGAAATTATTAAAGAAGCTATAAGTTTAAAAGATACATATAAAGATATTTATAAATTAGTGAATGAAAAAAATATAATAATAATTTACAATAATCACAATAACGACAAATTTAAAGCTTGCACTTATGAAAATATAATATTTTTAAATTCAAATATAGAAAATTATCAAAAAGAATTTGTACTAGCTCATGAATTAGCTCATTTTTTATTTCATGACAATAATATAAGGCATTTTAGTAAATTTGAAACATTAAAAAGTTCTAAAGAGGAATTACAAGCCAACCTATTTGCTACAGTCTTCTTAGGTTATCGGTATCAATATAATTTAAATAATTGTCCTATTCAAAAAATAGTCAATTATATACATTGTAATTTTTTGAATAATTATATTGATATAAAAGAGATTGATTAGATTATAAAATTAAAGGAGAAAAAATATGGAAAATAAAAAAATAAATTAATAAAAAGATTAGTAGATAAATCTATTGAAGCATTTATAATGGGATTAGAAATTTATAATAAACCTACAATTAAATATCGAATTGAAGGTTTCAGCTTTTTTATTTGTAATGCTTGGGAATTGATGCTAAAGTCATATCTATTAAAACAAAATAAAAGTATATATTTTAAAAAAGAAGAAACAAGAAGTATTTCTTTAACAAATACAATAAAACAAATTTTTACAAATAAAAAAGATCCGTTAAGAATTAATATTGAAACAATAAATGAATTAAGGAATACAAGTACACATTTTATAACTGAAGACCACGAAAAAATATATGCCCCTTTATTTCAAGCTTGTGTTAAAAACTATTGTGATAAATTATATGAATTTCATTCAATAGAAATTTCAAATTTAATTCCACAAGATTTTTTAACATTAAGGATTTCTTTTTATGATTTTAATGAAACAGAAATTAAAGCTAAATATCCTGTTGAAATAGCTGAGAAGTTAATATTTTCAAAGAATAACATAGATTTTTTAAGCGAGAATAATAATTCTGCATTTGCTTTTAATATAAATTATAACCTTCAGATTACTAAAGATAAAGAAAAAGCTGATTTATCAATTGCAATAGATAGAAATTCAGAAAACATCGCAAATATTATAAAAGAGTATAAAGACCCTAATAAAACACATAAATTTTCATATGCCAATGTAATAACTGAAATAAATTATCAATTGTTCAAAAACAAAATTCCTTTTGAATACTATTTGAAAAATATGGCATTAAAAAAAGAATTTACTACAAATGTATTAAATTTATTTATGCAATTTTATGATATTAAATCAAATAAAATTTATACTTTTGAACATAAAGTAGGAAATAACATACATAGAACATATTCAAAAGCATTAATAGATTTTATAGTTGTAGAAATAAAAAAAGACCCTAAAAATATTTATAAAAATATTAAAAAAGGGCTTGAAAATAAAAAAAGATAACCTCAGGGGCAAAGGAATTCTAAATATATATCAAGTATATACCTACTCCTATCCAGGAACCCAGCACTTATCCTTCACAAGTTATCTTTAATATGTAAATATGATAACATATTTTATTTAAAAAGTAAATATTTAAAAATAAAATAATGTAAAATATTGCAAAATTTATCAAAAAATATAAAAAATGATACAAAAAAAACAAAAAAAAGTTGACAAAAATAAAAAAAGTAGTATAATATTAGTGCAGATAGATAATTCTATACTGTCTAATTTCTATGAAAACTGAATGTAAATTTAAGCGACTTTTAAAGTCGTCAGACATAGAGCCACTTACTACATGTAAGTGGTATTTTTTTTGAAAGGAATCTATTTTTAATGCAAAATATTTATATATATTCAGATGAATCTGGTGTATTTGATAAAAAACACAATAATTTTTTCATATACAGTGGTATTATTCTACTGTCTAAAGAAGAAAAAGAGAACTGTAAAATATTATTTTTAAATTTAGAAAAAAGACTCAAGATAAAATATAAAATAGGAAGAAATAAAGAATTAAAAGCTACTATGTTAAATAAAAAAGAAAAAATGAATTTTTTAAGATCTTTAAATAAATTTCATAAATTTACAGTAATTATAGATTTAAATAAAGTAATCTCTGAAATATTTTTAACAAAAAAATCTAAACAAAGACATTTAGACTATTCTTATAAACTTGGTATTAAAAAAGCTTTTGAATATTTAATCAAAACAAAAATAGTCAATAATACAAAAGAAACTATATTAAATATAAATTATGATGAACATACAATTTCTACAGATGCTTATAGAACATTTAAAGAAGATATAAATGATGAATTTAAAAACGGAAGATTTAATTATAAATATAACAAATTTCATCCACCTATATTTAAAAAATTAGAAAATTTACACATTAAATCTTGTAATTCTTCTAACACCCCTTTAATACGTGTTTCTGATATTTTATCTAATATTGTTTATACATCTGTTAGAGATAATGTAAAAAACAAAGAAATAATATTATCTAAATTCATAAAAACATATACTCCTTAGTTAAGTTTATATATTTCTTTAACTGAATAATTTTTAAATTAAAATTGACAAAAAGAAAAAAAGGGGAATTAATATGGCTTACTTTAAAAAATTAGACAATGGTAAATGGCAAGTTAAGTTCTACTGTAAAAATCATAAGGGGGAAAATAATCAAATAAAAAAACAAGGTTTTAATACTAAAAAAGAAGCTCAAGATTATGTTAATGATTATTTATCCAAAAATAAGGGAAGTACTAAAATAATATTAAGTACTCTAATAGAAGATTATAAAAATTATAAAAAAAGTATTGTTAAACTAAACACATTTAAATTATATGAATATTATTTCAAAATAATATTAGATAATATTGAAAATAAAGAAATATCAAAATATACTAAAAATGATTTTAAAATGTTTTTATTATCTTTTAAAGATAATCCCAAAAAACAAAAGATGATAAAAAAGTATTTTAATCTTTTAATAAATTATGGTATTGACTTTTTTGGTGTAAAAGAAAATTTGCTTAAAAATATAGAAACATCAAAAATATATAATAGAAAAGAATACAGTATTTGGACTATAGAAGAATTTAAATATTTTGATAGCAACCTTAAAAATATCAAAGCAAAAGCCTTTTTTAATATTCTTTACTATACAGGAGCAAGACCCGGCGAAGTTTGTGCATTAACTTTAAATGATATTGATTTAGAAAATAAAACTATTCACATCAATAAGACTAGATTAGATAACAATACAATTAACACTCCTAAAACTAAATCTAGTCAGAGAATTATAAGCATACCAGATAATGCTATTAATATATTAAAAAAATATATAATAAAATTACCTAAACTAAATGATAATTTTATTTTCACATCTCCACATTCATATAGAGTAATGCTATCATATTATTTAAAAAAATATAATTTAAAATATATATCATTACATGGTTTCAGACATTCTCATGCAAGTTTACTAATAAAAAAAGGTGTTCCTATTACTGACATTAGTAAAAGATTAGGGCATGCAACACCTAATATAACATTAGGAGTATACTCACATTTTTACAAAGAAGATAAAGATAATGTAATAGACCTATTGAATAATTTATAA